TCTGTATCTGGTGCACCTGGAATGGTTGTGTAACTTGTTTCAGTACCCTGACCATTTCGCTTTACTTTCCAGACTACGTTTGAGATGCTACCTGTTTCAAGTACATACTCACGAATTGTATTAAATGCTGATTGCTTGCTAACACCCATTGACCAAATAGCCACATACGGTGCTTCAATGCCATCGTCGACTAAAACATTGCAATAGAAACGAAGACGTGCTCTCCAGCCAGCCTTTACATCTTTGCGATGCATTTCTTCTGCCCAGTCACGACCTTCTGATTCCATTGTGTCTACAGCCTTGCGCTTGTAGTCTTTTGGATTTGTGTGTTCTTTAACGACTAGAGCAAGACCACGGTCTGCATTATAATTTGCAGAGTCTTCATCTAGTTCTTCAATGAAACGGATTTTTACTGCTTGTCCATCGGCAATTTTTAACCATCTTACCTTTGGAGAGTTTTCATCATATTTTGGTTTTTCGAGCAGGGCATTTATATTTTTTAGTCCCTTTACTACGCTCATATATTCTCCTTCGTTTGTTATATTAGTTTAACATAGTTGATATAGATTTGTCAAATTGAAACTCTATGCTTCGAATTGCCTCATCATCCATATCGCCTATATCTTTATATTTTTTATCTATGTTTATTACGGTCACTAATGAGCCAAGTTTTTCAATTAACTTATCTCTCATTATTGAACCAGCCTCGTCATTGTCTGCAACAAGAACAACATTGTTGAAGTATTTTGCTAACAGTTTGATCTGTGATGCAGATACGTTAGCCCCCAGAGTTGCCACTGCTGGGAATCCTACTTGGTCTAGCCTTATAGCATCAAAAGATGATTCAACTACATACACAATACTGGATGCTTTAATCCTGTGTAAGTTAAACAATATTTTACCTTTTGGAAGTCCTGGAGTATTTTTAAACTCTTTACCTTCTACAGATCGACCAACAAAGCCAAGTGTTAATCCATCTGGAGAGTGAACTGGTATAGTCAACATATCTTGTTTTTCTGAATAGCCAAGTCCAAACTTTTTAACTGAATCTTCTGTTATGTATCTTCCAGCATAATATCTCATTGCTCTTGGAGACTCTAGAGCCTGATTATTTAATCTTTTAATTAACACCTCGTCATACTGAACAAAATCTGGTGGAGCATACATTGCTTTATTAATTACACTCTCAATATTAGTTTCTGTTTGTTTGCTTTTTATATATCTTGCCGCTTCAAAATAAGTTCTACCAGTTACAAACATTACAAACTCTTCAAGATTTTTAGTTGTTTGACATCCAAAACAAAAGAATAGTCCACTATCTTTTGCAATTTCAGCAGCAGGAGTTCTAGTGTTATTATGATATGGACAATAGATTATGTAATCATTGCCAAACTCTGCTTCGACATCAATACCTGCACCACCAAGCACTCTCTGTATTTGTTCTTTACTATAAATGTTATTTACCATCTTCGTAATCCTTATATCTGTAATAACCTTTGTCAAAATCTACTTGTACTAAAAAGTCTCCCATAAAACCGTTACGATTTTTTCTAAATACACATTCAATAATATCACTATTTGTGGCACGACCTAATGCCATAACCCAGTCAGCATCGTAAGCAATTTGTCTAGACCATGCAGTCTGACCAAGTGTTGGTGCGCTGCTTAAATCTTTTACATCGTCAGGAGTAGCAGAAGAAATAGCAATAATTGGAACCTCTTCTGATATAGCCATTAACTTTAATTCACGAGAAAGGTTTTTCATTCTAACTGTTTCATTATCAGATTTTTGGTTTGGAGCCATAAGTTGCAAATAATCCACAATAACAAAGTCTGGTTTATATTGATCAATCTTTCCACGAACAACAGATGGATTTATCTCTCCACCATTATCATTAGAAATAATATGAAACTCTGGTCTACCTTCTACTTTATTTTTATGCCAATTTTTTAACATATCAATCTCAACTTCACCATTGCTAAGTTTACGATGAGACCAAAGTCCCTCACCCATAATGGCAAACACACGATTACGAACTTCCGTCTCAGACATTTCTAAAGAAATAACTAGTGGAGACCGACCTTGTTTCCATGCTTGCACTGCAAAGTAAAGTGCTAACCATGATTTACCAATTCCAGGGTAAGCCAAAAAGACACCCAGTTGTCCTGGCATAATTCCAGAAGGTAGGTAGTTATCAAAACCTGGCAAACCTGTTTTAATTCCAATTTGACCAATCTCTTTTTGTTCTTTAATCTTTTCAAAATAAGCAACGGCAGATTCTAAATCTGTTGCATCAATGTCACGTATAGCAGATGTATTCTTTTTTAATTCAGAGGTCTTTGTAATAAGACCATTAAGGGCTTCTGTGCCATTACCAGTTTGAACTTCTCCTGCTGCAGATCTTAAAATATCTTTTAGGCTGTCGTTTAAATATTCGGTTTGTAATTCTTCAAGATGATGTTTAGTTGCACCAACATTTTCTACTGGTTGGAAGTCTCTAAATTTTTCTACAACTAAAGAGATTGGTGGAACGGTACCATTGTTATCAAAGTATAATCTTATAAAGTTCCAAACATCATTATGAGTCCTAAGAAGGTTTTCAACATTAGCCTGTAGAAGGACATGCATCTGTTTATCTGATAACAATGCTGAAATAACTCTTGCTTCTGTATTATTCACTAAGCCACCTTCTTGCTAATTTCCTGCGCTCTTGTCTTTCGTAATTATCCTGCTCTACCTCTAGTTTTGCTTGTAATATTTTTTCTGCATTGTACGAAAAGTAATTCCAAGTAGGGGAAGTAGAAACAATAAAATAATAATCCAATAAGTCATAACATACTCCTATTCCGTAAGACTCAACGAGAGAGTCTGCTGCCCACTGCTCTACATTTAAATTTAAGGATGGCTTTTGCTCATACTTTGCTGTATGTAACTTGCTGTACCTACTAAGCAAAGCCATGCGGTCTTTGCGTTCAGCCATTAGTCTTTGCTATCAGCCTCTAATTGTGCCTCTTGAATTTTTTCAGTTAGTTTGTCTTCAACAAACTTATAGACTCTATCAAAAGCCTGATCTGAGTTTTCACCATCACGCTTAGAGTCAACAACTCCTAGATCGATTCTTAAAGACTGGAAGTTACCCAGATTAAGTGTATATCCTAGAGTTACTGATACTTTTGTATTATCGTTTTCCATACCCCACCTTTTCTCTATTTTAAATGTTTTCAGACCAGATTGGAATATACCTTCCGTCATCTGTCTTTGTATATGTAAGTATACCTTTTCCCATTCGCCGTGTCAACTCTTGGTTTGTAGGCGTCATATTATTTGTTATTAGTCCATCTTTTCTTGGTTGCCCCATATGTATAGATGCCAGTATATCACGAATCACCTTCACTGCGCTTTCTGAATAGTATGATCTTATTTGCCATCCAGTCCTTCCATTAATAGTAGATCCTATTGGTGGCGGAATAACGCCTTTTTTAATTAATGTTGGCATATACTTTCTATGACGATTAATTAATCTAGCAGTCTCAGCAACCGTATACGCTTTTTCTCTATTTTTTCTAAAATCAGTTCTTAAGCAAGTCTCAACCCTATCTTTATTAATGTTATATACAGACACCAAACCAGTAGATCTTGAACTATGGTAAAGCCTTACAAGGTCTCCATTAAGAAACCAAATTTTTTTACTTCCCTTTATTATAGACTCGTTATTGTAAGTTTGGCTCTCGATAATTCCTTTGCCAGTAACCATCTGCCCTCTCCGCTTTCAGTTGGTGGATGATAAAACTTTCTTGATCCACACCGAATACAATAGGTTTCCATATGTTGTACGCTTGTATATTGCCTATCAACAAACAAGCGACCACTACACTTATTACAAAAAATCATTACACTGCTATCTTTTAATTTGGTATGCCAACGGCAATTAGGTTAACAGCCAAAGATAAATTACCAGAGGCTCCAAACCTTACAAACCCATCTACTTTAGAGGTAGTAACTGTTTGTAGTACAACCGTTACGTTTTGCCCAGCCTCTGTATTTCCTATATTTCTTGCTGTTGCTGTAACGATAGGGGGAAACTTAAAGTCACTCTGGAAGGAGTAACTAAATCCTTTTTCATTACCAGCGCTAACTGTGCTGTTGGTTAAAACTTCTACATACCCTCCAACAATTCTGGCATTAGATGTTTTAGTTGTTTCTTTAACTGATGGACCATTATCAATACTAGTATAGTTATATGCTGCAGAAGACACCTCTGTAGATAGGTCATTAATTGTTTGAGCCAAGTCATAGATATAGGTAACATCTAGTGGTTGACCACGTTCTGGTAAAGGTATTCTTGCCATGTATTCCTCCTATTTAATTATACCAAAGAAACTATATTTGATTGAAATATAGTTAAACTAGTGTTTCTTTCTTTGTTAATTCCCTCAACCTGTACGGCAACCCTAACATTTGTTGTTCCAGTATTAAGAAATCCATACGTGTGTATTGGTGATGTGCCGTGATAAAAATAATTACCTCCGTCAAATTTTACAAAAATATCATATTTAGGTCTATTATTTTCATCACCCCAGACTACAGTAGAACTTGTTCCATTTTTAAATAAGTTTCCGCTAACTGGCTCTATATCTAGGGCTGGTACTGAAAAGATTGGTGAATAGTGGGATGATCTATTTTTATCATCAGAGATGATCCTATATCTTAAAACATATTCGTTATCATCATTAACTAGTGGTAGTTGATTTTTAGGAATAATTAATTTTTTAATTCCAGCATCGGCCATTATGAAACACCAATTGAAAATCTAAATTCAACATAATTACTAGTATTAGGAGACTTTATAACTGTTTCTGCATTATCATTTTTAACAACTGAATACCCAGTTAAACCATATAATGGATTAACTGTAGCAATATTTTCTAGCCTAAGAGCATCTAAAGCAATATAATAATTTGATGATGGTATTGGTGTTGGTCCACTATCTTCAGAAAGTACGCATGCATAAATTTTGACAATAGTAACCGCATCCCAACTAAAGTTTGATGTTGAGTATAGGTCTTGTAATTCTTTTGAAACTACAAAATATCTATTAGTTTCAAAATCTTCAATATTACCTGAAGCCCCAGATGTTCCATGGTTTACTTCTGCTTCAAAACGAGCATATTCACTTCCATCCGTAGATGAAAATTCAACAAGAACTCTAACTGTTTCTGGAATTAATGCTGATCCACCATTTTTACTTATTAAAGAAAAGGCTA